TCTGCGAGAGATTCATCAACAATCCTGTGGAACTGCCACATCGATTGCTGTTTCAAAGTTCTAATTTTGAATTCTGAATCAGTATTGCTCCTAATAGCCGCAGCCACTCGAAGATCATGCTGATTAACTTGATCATCTTTAGTTCTTACTAAACCTAGCCCACCTAGCCATTCTGGCATATAATAGGGTACACGGGCATTAAGAATTGATCCAAAGTTATCTACGATAGTATCACTTTTCTTTGTGATGGGGTTAAAAACCCTCTTATACTGCACTTTTCGTGCCTCTCGTAAAAATATTTTATCAGCAATTTCTAAACATTCAGGAGGACAGGTTTTATGTAAATCCCTGTGGATAGCACCAATACGATAAAAGGGCTTTCCTCTAATTCCATCCTTTTTTTGTCCATAAACGAGACCGAGATTGACGTACTTAATTTCGTCGTAATAATAGTCTTCATCAAAAGAACTAATCTCGGCTTCCCAATCATATGAAGCCTCTGTATATTTCATTTGTACAGAGTTTATTGTTAAAAACTTCCTAGATTGAAAAGTTTTTCCAACTGAGGATTCTAAACCACCAAAGGCGGTAACCCTCTGCCATATCCCAAACATCAAACCGATTCTGCCAGGAAAAACACAATCATCCCCATTAATGAGGAGACGGCATTTCTTCTGCCCCTTCCTGGGACGGTTAAGTAAGGAGTAGACCTCTTGGTCGGAAATCTCCATTGCCCATCTGCACATAGCAGCATTGGCTAGACATAAAAAGGGAAAAGAAATTATACTTCCCATCAATTGTCCTTCTTTTTGAGGAGAGAAGTTTTCGTCATTAAGAGTCGAACTTCCACTTTTTTGATATTCATCATTGAATTCTGGATTAAGGATCATATGTCCTGTAAGAGCTCTTTTCATAAGAGCTAAAAAATCCTCTATGGTCGACTTAGATTCATCGATCTCTTTATAGAGAAAAAGATTTTCTGGTTTTTCACCATCCTTACAATTTGAATAGAACTCTTTTCGTTGCTCTTTCCAAATTTCTCCAAATTCTTCAAGAAGACATTCAGATACCCAACTATGGAGATTATCTGTACTGGCTTTATAATCGCCAGAAATAAATTCTTCAAAGAAATTGATTCTACCTAATTGTTTCTTTACTATATTGGTAGTCACTGGTGTTCCAATTAATTGAAACACATCAAGATCTTTGAGATTTCTCCATAACCATTTTTGCATTGGTTTTAATACTGCATATGTGATTGGTGGACCCGCCGTAATACATCTGACCTTAAGTGGTTCAGGTAATCCTATTACTATAGTTCTAGGAGGTTCAGTCAATGCTTCATTTATCATTATTGGGTAAATGAGGTTTTTCCACAATTCGCAAAGTTCTTTTCCGTCGAAATGAAGACCAATAGTGCCTTTAACCATGACGTTCTCAAAGTCACGATCAATACGTTCTTGATCTATCACCCCTGCCTTTCCATATAGGGTCGTTAATTCTTCCTTAAGATTAACTGGACCTAGAGATTTACTAATAAAAGTAGTCCTCTTCTCCTTAAAACCCCAATTATGACTCCGTAACAACTTAATGTCATCTAAGTCATGGAAAGCACCAATTCCGCCGAGACCAGTTCTACTAAAATTATATTGAGAGCTGGTTGAAGGTACAAAGGGCCTGGTAAGTTCATCCCAAGTTGGTACCTTTCCACGGAAGATTTCTCTTACCGTTCGGCGAAGTTGAAACTTCATTGTGTCACGATTGACTTCGGTTTTTCCCCAGTCATCACACGTGAAGGAGGGTACATCCCCCCGCTCAGTAGTTAGGTGTTTATAACATTTAATTTCAGCCTCCCTGACCATTTCTGGTGAAACAGGTGGTGCACCTTTCTTAGATTGAGCCACACTTTGAGCAAAACTTTCAAGACGCTCTCTATCATATTTTGAGAATTGTTTATTATCAATTCTCATCTTATTTAAAAAACGCTTACCTCTTCCATACAAAAGAAAGGAAGGATCATAAAGATCAGGGAAAATTTCTAAACCCTTAGGTGCTGGTGGAACTTCTTGTTTCATAACCCAGCTAAAGTATGCATTGATTTTGTACTTAAATAAATCTTTCCAAGAACCAATGCCATTGCTTAAAACGAATTGAAGATATCTATTCCTCAATTTTAACTTATCTTGGACCGTTCGGTCAGCATGTTTTTGCTTCTCTATTAAATGAAGAGAATGATAAGCAGTTCCCATTTTTTGGAACTTAGTTTTCTTGTCATCATATCCATAGATTTTGATGAGGTCATATAATACCTCAATGATGACAGTGACCTTTTTACAATCGTCTCTGACCTGTTTTCGAGTGGCAACGCCGAGAAACTTTTCGTTTTGATTAGCCTTTGTGCTATTCGAATCGAGGTCATTAACAATTTTTGTAACGTTTTCGGATTTCGTCATATCCGCTATCTCATATTTAGTTTGATTTTTTATCATTCTGGATAGTATAAAA